CGTAAGGAGCTTTAGCTATGACGATTGTATTTTCTATCATGTTTTCTAAAACATCTATTTCTTCTGGGTCATTGGAGCTTTGAATTTGTTGCAGTAACTCATCGAGGGTTTTTGAAATATCTTCATTAATTTCAAATGTAGGAGAAGGGGTTTGTGCTCCAAATCTTTTCTCTAATTCAAGCAATTGTTGTTTCTGTTGTTGTTCCTGTCCCCATTCTTCTTGGATTCTAGGATCAATAGTAGGAATAGGATAACCTTGCAAATCTTCTATAGAACCACCTGTAACTGGCAAAGCCTGTTGAAATAACTCCATTTCTCTTTCAGATATAGCTCCTTTGGTTGGTTGTACTATGTCTTGAACAAAATTGCCTGTTAAATTCTGTATTCTTCTTTGTAAATCTTCACTTATCGCCATAATTAACTCGTTGTTACTGTTGCTGATCCTATACTGAAGGTAGCACCTAGACCTGTGGGGTAAGTCCTGTGACTGTAAAGATCCCTAAAGGCATTCCCATCATAAGCCTGATGTATTTCCCTCGTAGTGTTAAATATTATACTACCAGTAGCAAATTGCAATGTGTCGATTTCATCGTCATTGAAACTGGGGGTTTTATCTGGGTCTATAGCACTAAGATTTATTTCCAGAATGCGTACTAAACGATTGAATAATTCAGGGGATAGCTCCACACCTTCTGCTAAAGGTAAGCGAGTTTCAAGTAATTTACTCATGCACCACGCCTACCAGATGATTGAATATCCATTCTTGTGCTTCCCAATCGCCACTTATAATCCTTTCTATCTCCCACTGCATTATCGTCATCAGACTCAAACCTTAACACAAACTGTCTACCTCTTGCCCTCACCTGACTCTGGGTGGTGGTAGTTTTTATTTGTGTCGTAGAATCAGTTGCTAAACTGGAACCATTAAAATCTCGGTTTTTCAATACTATATTTATGGCTGGGTCAGGCGTGGTATTAACAGCAGTCACAAACTTTATATCTGGAATAATGCGTTTAACGAAAGCCAGAGTATCGCCATCGCCTAAATCAAAATCAGCAGATTGTATGTAAACATTATCCATGGGGTCTTCATCATCGTTGTAACCATTTTCATGTTCGTAAAGATAATAAGTGCTGGAGGACACCCCAGCTGCTTGTGGTTTATTCTGCACACCACCATCCACCCAAGCATAACGCACTAGAGAACCAATAGACCAAAGGTTCTCTTCATAATTATAAATTGCATAACGTGAAATTTCTTTGGTGGCATCTTCTAATGAAGGGTAAAAAAACCACACTTCTGAAAATTCAGAGTTTAAAGCCAGATGACATTTAAAGGCTTGCGATAAATCCAAGTCAGTAAAAACATATTCTTGCACACTACAAGGAAGTTTCTGTATCGCTCCATTATAGAAATAAAATCCTTGTTTGCTCATAAAAAACACTCCTTTTGGAGTATTTACAGCAGCTTTGGGTCCAATTAATCCAGCCCCTTCATTAATGAGATTAACTGCAAAAATCAAAGGCGGTCCTATAAAATTCATGGAATATAAACTGGTGTCTGTCCAAATTAGTATTTCTTGTCTAGCTTTAATACCACCGATAATTTGTGAGCCACTGGATAACCTTAAAGAACCAGCAGAATTGGTGGTTTTTGGTTCAAACTCCACATCATTTTCAGAATCTGAGAAAGCGATAAACATGGGGTCTACTGAGCCAGTTCTTGTGCCACTTGATAAGGGGTCAGCACCAAGAATTATCAAATGCCTGTCTGTTTCTGAAACAATAGCTTGGAAGCCCACTGTGGGTACTTTATTGGCTCCGCTTTGTGCCGATAAAGCGGTTGCGCGTGTCGATGTTCCATCGTCTTCTGTCCACTTATAAATGCCACCAGCTCGCACACTTATAATTAAATCTTCACCGAAATTATCGTGAGTCCATATACGCAATTGATTGGTTGCGCTTAAAGCTGTTGCGCTACCCCAAGTTCCAGCTCCCCAAAGACCAGCACCCCAACCTGTACTTTGGACATAATCATCCAGTCCCACATTGACTTGATACGCTCCATCCACACCAGATCCGCCATTACCACTATCGCTACTATTGGCGGTTACTTCATCGTCATCAGTGTCTTTTGCAGTAAATGTATAGGTATTAGCTGTAGGAACAGTGGCTATTTGATATTCTTGATTAAGAACATCAGCAGTAATTAGACCACCTAAACTTACAGCCCCTGAAATAGTTACAAAATCACTGGCTACTGCACCATGGGAAGAGTCAGTAGCAGTTATGGTTGAAGAACCATTAGTGGCTGAAAAAGTAATGCCATCGGTTGTAGTTGCCCTGATGGGGGTGATGTCAAAAAAAACACCACCATCTTCAACATAGTATTTTAATGTGGTTCCCACACCCATATAACGAGAACCAGCAAGAGACACCCATTGATGTAAAGCTCTGGCTCTACCTAAAAAACTTGAAGTGACTGCTTTAATCCAGCCACCAACTTTTTCTACACGACTTTTTCTAAAACGTATTAGATTAGCGTCTACCCAACCACCCTCTGATGAGTAATCAGTTTCTTCTTTGTTGACTCCCGGCTGGAAATTAAATTTGGTCAGTGGCATCAGTAAACTCTACTATTTGATAAAAGTTTACCATAATTTTAAGCCAATCTGATAATAGCACCTGTTGCAGTTGCGCTTGGGAAAACAACTGTAAAACTACCAGCTGTTGAAGTTTTATCACCACCAAAATCTATTGCACACAGTGCCTTATTTGAATTAGTAGTATTATAAAGAAGACAGCCACGCGCAGTAACAGTAGCAGTTCCAAAGGTTAAGTCTGCGAAATCACAGACAGCTGTAGAACCAGATAGGGCAGGGGTTACATTGGTTAATGCAGACCCACCAGCACTGTAATTGGTTCCTGTTGATTGTCCTGTTGTTACATAAACAGTGGTTCCAGCGCCCAAAGTTGCTGAACTGGTATACAGAGCCAATTTAATTGAATCTGAACCTTGAGTAAGGTTGTGACCTTCTACTAATAATTCCTGTTTAAAACTATTGCAAATAGCGGATGTAATTGCCATAACTAAAGCTCCTTAATAATATTTGCCATATCTTTATGTCCTTGACTATTCAATAATCCTACAATGGTAACTCTATCAGACTCTATGGCATTTTTCATTCCATTTAATATTATAGTATAAATGTAATTTTGGAAAGCTAAAGCCTGTTGCCTTACATGGTCAGGTGCATTCGCTGATACATCACAAATTTTCTTTGTCACCTGTTCAGCCCAAAATTCAGGGTCATGCCCTTTGTTGTGAGTGGTATGAACACTCACTTTTCCTATTTCAATAGAGCTCTTGGACATTAATGTTTTTTCCTCCCTGTCTTAGTTCTAGCAAAAGATCGGTTACTGCTTTTATTACGGACTGAAAGATTTTTCCAACCACGATTAGCTGGGTTTCCATCAATATGGTGGACATCATTATTGTCTCCTTTCTCAACCAAACCTTTCTTTTCAGCTTGAGCTCTAGCCCAATTTCTATGTGCTCTGCGTTTTTTTTGCTTGGGTTTGCCATGATAGTTTTTATATTCTTTCTTATAATCTCTAGCCATCTATCTAGCCTTTATAAGGTTCTGGGGGTTTTTCTTCAGTCATCAAGGTCATATTGTGTTCAGCTAATAACTTTTCAATTTGGTCATCAGGAGCAATAATCCATTTTTCTTCATGTGGAACAGCTATTAAAGGATTGGGTAAACGATGATACCCATAAAGCCTCTCTCTAGCATCAACACATGAATCCAGAACAGTAGATCTTGGACTAACACCTACAGTCATACCACTTTCCATCACTTTTGATAACCAAAATTCTACACAGCCACGACCTGCTTCTGCAAAATGTAAATCATGTTGATAGGAAAAATCAATGCCGAATAGATCAATTGCAGAAAGTTTATTCCAATATGCAAAGGCAATGGCATAAGCCACAGTGTTGTTAAAATATGCACATTTACTGTAATTAGCTACTTCTTCTAAGGGGAACAAAACTGCTTTTGGTACTCTGGGATCTAATTCACAGGTGTAAATAGGTATTTTTAATTTAGGTAAAATTCTTCGCATCACTGATGTTTGTTTGCCAGCATCATCAGTATCAAAGAAGCGACTGGGTGGATCCATCATAAACAGACGATCACAATTAAACACACCAGCTGCGGAATTTATACCCCACACCTCATCCCATGTCTTGCCATTTTCCATGCCAATAACAAAGTCTATTTGAGATATGCCCAAGCCTAGTAAGGCAACTCGCTTGCCTTCGAGTGATTTAATGGGTTTCATTATGATACGCCAATGCGAAGACTGTCGTATCTATATTCGTCTTTGGTTTCTCTTCCTTCAGATAAATTTTTCATTCTTGCTACTGCCTCTTTAAATCTTACTTCAAACTGGGCAATAACATCTGGGGACTCTTTAAGAAAAATTGCACCTTCGACCAATGCACCCTGAAGCAACGCATCAGGATAATCTGTCGAAAGAACTGTTGTTCCACTGTCACTACCACTCGTCAATGAAGTTGGTTTATATAAGTAATGTAATTCTACTGTATAAGCAGCATCAGGTACAGGAGCCAGCGCAAACGAACTTTGAGAATAAATGGAATAATATGTGGGTTGCCCAGTCACAGAAGTAGTTGGGCTATATTCTTTTAAAAATGAAGCGTGTTTGAGATCCAAATAACTATAAGTGCTACTGGAAACGATAGCAAGGCTCATGGGAGCCAAAAAATCAGTTGGGCAAGCCAAAAAACGATTGTTCGTAGCAGTTGTGCCTTGAACATTTTTTCTTTGTTCTGGCAATTCAACCAAGCGCATAATGCGATCTTCTGATTCTGTAATAAAGGTTGATAAATGCGTGGTAAATGTAGTTTCACTACATTCTAAGTAATCACCTATTGCTGTTTTTAATGTGCCGTAGGTAAAACTCATGGTGTTGTAATAGTAACAGATCCGACATCACAACTAACTTCAAATGTATCAAGTTGTTTGCCTAATTTGCCTAATCCTACATTAGTATAAACTGCAAAAAAATTATTGTCATCACTGGTATCAGGTCTTGCATTCCTTAATGCTTCTCCATCAGTTCCTACTGGTCTTGGTTGCAATTGTGGGTGTTTTGCATCCCACTGATCTGGTCCAACCAACAAACCATTCCAAGTTTTTTTCATTTCGTTAAGTTTATAACGAAAACCTGTTATATCACAGATTCCATAAGCATATTTTCCACTGGCGTAATTTGACATTATGCTGAATTATAACCTCTTAAATCAGGACTGATATGAAACGATGCTCTTTCTTCGTCTTGGCTCATAGCCCTCGAAAACTCTTCTTCATACAAGGGCTTTAACATAGCGGTTCTTTCTGGTGCTCTTTTTAAAGAGATGTAATATGCCAGTCCAGCTGCTAAACAGGGATAAAACCGATAAGGCATATCCATGGTATTCGCACCAACATCTGCATCATCCATCCTTGTTAAGACATTCATATACACAGTGTAAGTGCTGGATTTATCAGGAGCTGGATAAACTGTAATAGTGGGTGTTAGTTGCTTATCAACAAAAAATTGATTGGGCTTACCAGTGGTACTTTTTTGTGACAAACCAGAATAATTGGACCTACTAATTTTTGCCATTGGCAAATCAGTGTCCTCACTATTAATGGTTTCTCTTATAAAGGCATCCAACACATCAATCGGAGCTGTAGCATTCGTAGAATCAATGTTATAAGCAGTGGTATCTTTGACCATGGCTACACTTTTCTGTGCAATGGTCCATTGATTTAAACCTCTGTTAGCCCATTCTGCGAATAAAAGATTGAGACTTCTTCTGGCTGTTTTTAAATCATAACCAGTTCTTAGCTCAATACCACAGCGCTCAAAGGCTTCTTCTACAAACTCACCGACATCAGGTGAGAAATTTTTACTACCTGAAGTTGCCATTTATCTCCTTTTTTTGACTTTTTTACCAACCTTCTTGGCATAAGTCTTAGCTTTTTTCTTACCAGCCTTAGTGTAAGGAAATTTTTTTCTACCAACAAGGGGCATAAAAACCTCCTAATTAACCATATTTTTTGATTAATTTAAGCACAATCATATAAGTGTCTCCACTACTATGACCTAGTGTTGTAAAGTCAAGATCTCCTGTAAAGCCACTAGCGGCAGCATTATTGGGAATCGCTGTGAAATCATCATAGTATTCATCACCAGTTGAATCAGCTGGAAGGTTGATGGCTAAAACATTGGCTGAAGCATCAAAATCAATTTTGACGCTCATTCCAACTGTTGCCCACCACACTCTAGCTATATCAACTGAACTACAAGCAGTGCCAGCTGAGTTACTGTTTAAAGCCGATACATCGACTTTTTTTACCGCAGATTCACCAGTACCATCACTGACATTGGTGAACCTCATAACAGCTACTCTCTCGCCATCTTGGATTGTTTGCGAAGTTACTGCATCAGCCATAATTTACTCCTTATTCAAATGGAGTCGCTAATGTGCCATCACCATGCAAGTATGCTTCACAATGCCACACCGCTGCTGAAGTTGCTACCAAGCGAATAATTCCACCCACTAGCCAACCTTGTGCTGCTGTACCTAAGTCAATCGTGTCATCATCACTGGCATCAGGAATAAATGTATTCATGTCTGTTGCAGTTGCTGGGTCAAAAATATGAGCAAAACCAGAGAATAAGTCACTGGCATTGTCTGTATTAATTTGTCCTGCACCTGTAAAGGTTGTGCCTACTATAAATGTATAGTTAAGCCCAGCCACAGCAGTTGGTAGTGTTACTACAATACCTGCTGCCCTGTTAAGGGTATAAACAGTACCTGAATCAGTGGATTCTACTGATTTGGTAGCATCTGTAATGCTGCTGATATTCGAGTA